ACGCAAACGCCAGTATACAAAAGTATAGGGGCCACCGCCATCACCAGTAGGCCAGACGTTAACGTTAGGCAAGTTTAAAACTGTGATAGTTTCTGTTGTTGTATGGGTTGTTGCGGTCGTACCGTTCTGTGCACGGAAACAATTTAAAAGCTGTTTGTTTGCTGTATCTACGTTTTGATACGCTATGATCTCAGAGCCAATCTGAATAAAGCCTGTTGTGCCTAGCTCGGCTACAGAGGTTAGGGTTAGTGTAGTGGCAGTTGCGCTGATGTTTGCGGATAACTTAGCAGTAATAGTGTTTTGTTGCCCTGTCTGGCGGTTAATCCAAACTTGAATAGGGCGACCGTTTGCGTTCTTAGTCGGTATCGTTGAATAAGTAGACTCAGAAATGCGGCGATGGTGTTAATGTACAAGACATCCCATTCCGTTTAATTACCTGTTTGGTGGCTGGTTTGGCGTTTATGATTGCGGCTAAAAAACCAGAAGTTCCCCCAGAAAGAGTGTTGTTTTTAAAGTCTGAGTACGAGCAACAATGGTTGTTAGCGTCACAAGAGGATAGAGATAAAGCTGCTGATAGGTATGTGCCACGTCAGTTATTCTACTAAGGTGATGTATGCCAGAAAAGTATGCATCAGGTAAATGGGCAATTGCAGAATGCGACCGGTGTGGTCAGCGCTACAAGCTTAAGGAATTAAAGAAGCAAGTATTAAAGACAAAGATTTATAATGTTAAAGTCTGCCCTAGTTGTTGGGACCCAGACCAGCCTCAGTTGCAGTTAGGTATGTATCCAGTTTCAGACCCACAAGCTATACGGGAACCAAGACCAGATACAAGCTACTACTCCTCAGGTCTAACGGGTATACAAACAGAAGCAGGGTCTACAACAGCATTTGATGAGTCAGGGTATCCTGCAGATGGTAGTAGGCAGATACAATGGGGTTGGGCTCCAGTGGGTGGGGCAAGTCAATTTGATACGGTTTTAACACCTAACAACTTGATAGCATTAGGGGCAGTAGGTACAGTAACAACAACAGTTAACTAGGAGTAAATTATGTCATTCAAAAAAGGCGCTAATGGTATTGAAACCAAAGGCAAAACAAAAGGTAAAAACTTAGGCGATTCAGGCCCTACAGCTAAAATCGACAACGGCGGCAAAGGTTCTGCTGGTGTAACGTCTATGAAGATGAAACAAGTAGGGCGCAATATGGCTCGTGCTATGAATCAAAAATCTGCAGGGAGAGGTCGTTAATCATGGCTAAATTTTCTATGAAACAAGGCGGGAAAGAAGTAGGCTCCGCTGCCGTATATGCGGCACCACATACTATGGATGGTAAAGCTATGACTACAGCTAAAAACGCAGTTACTAAGCCAGGCAATGGCGTAGACCAGATTAAAATGTCTGTTGGCGATCAAGTGTTTAAAAGCCAAAAAGATGAAGTTAAAACTTCTGGTATTAAACAACGTGGCCATGGCGCTGCAACTAAAGGCTATACATCTCGTGGGCCAATGGCCTAGTAGGGTAAACCCGAATGAACTACGTACAACTGTACCAAGCAATTCAGGACTATTCTGAGAATACCGAATCTCTATTTGTAGGGAACATTTCTCGGTTTGTCCAAGAAGCAGAAGACCGTATATACAACTCGGTCCAAATCCCATCGTTACGCAAAAACGTGACGGGTACACTTACGGCTAGCAATAAGTATTTATCTTGCCCAAACGACTATTTGTCTACCTATTCAATGGCAGTTATTGATACAGATACCTCGTACAAGTATTTACTTAACAAAGATGTGAACTTCATTCGTGAGGCTTATCCGACGCCGACATCAACCGGCCTGCCTAAGTATTACGCACTATTTGGTTCTCAGTATAGCAACGCCAACGAGCTATCTTTTATTGTAGGGCCGACCCCAGACTCTAGTTATAGCATAGAGCTTCATTATTTTTACTATCCAGTATCTATTGTGCAAAGTGCTATTTCTGGGTTTAATGCGCCTACAGGTGGTTCTTCTTATAGTACTGGGGTTTATCCTAATGTTACATTAACAGGCGGACAAGGCTCTGGAGCCACTGCTACTATTACCGTTGCTGGCGGGGTAGTGTCTAGCGTTGTACTTAATAACCCTGGCAATTTCTATGCTGTTGGGGATAGCCTTACTGCAGCTTCTTCCTCTATTGGCGGTACAGGCTCTGGCTTTTCAGTAACAGTAGCTTCAGTTAACAATACCGCAGGTACAAGCTGGCTTGGCGATAACTACGACCCAGTCCTATTCTATGGGGCTATGCGTGAAGCAATGTTATTCATGAAGGGCGAGCAAGATCTGGTTAAATACTACGAAGACAAGTACACCGAGGCTCTTATGCAACTTAATCGTTTGGGAACTGGTCTGGAGCGGGGCGACGCATACAGGGACGGGCAAGCTAAAATCCCGGTTAACCCATGATAGTACAAGGTCAATGCACCATCTTCAAACAAAACTGTTTAAGTGCTTTAGAGAACTTTGCAGTTGGAACCCCCTACACCTACAAGATTGCCTTATATACAGCTAGCGCCAACTTAGACGAAACAACCCTAGCTTATACCTCTGTAGGCGAAGTAGTGGGTACTGGATACACGGCAACTGGCAAGGTTTTAACAATATCTCAAGTGCCAACATCTAGTGGGGTTACGGCTTATGTATCCTTTTCAAACGTGACTTGGAGCCCTGCTTCCTTTACGACTAGAGGGGCTTTAATCTATAATAGCACCACTGGAGCCGCTGTTGCTGTACTTAATTTTGGGGCGGATAAAACCCCTACAACAAGCTTTACAATTACCTTTCCAACGGCGGATGCACAAGACGCCATAATTAGATTTAGTTAGGAGTTTTTATGCAAAAAGAATTAGCAAGCTGCGGCGATAATGCGGAAATTAGCTTACAAGCTAACGTAGCGGGTACAGAGACTGTAGGTATCGAAGGACACTACCATGTTGAGTGCCGTGATGCTGATGGCAATTTAAAATGGACAGATAGCTTTCCAAACTTAGTTAACGCTATTGGTAAGCAATTGATGTTAAACACTTTATTAGCTGGCACATCATATACAACAGTTGGTCCGTTCCTAGGTTTGATTGGTACTACTAGCCCTACATTTGCGGCTTCTGATACTATGACTTCCCACACAGGTTGGACTGAGTTTACTAACTACACAGTTGGCGGTTCTGCAGTTCGTGGTACAGCCGTATTTAGCGCTGCTACTTCAAGTGGTACAACCCCATCTAACGTAACTACAGCAGCGGCAGCGGCAATTACCTACACTATTACTGGTGCTGGTGGTAACGTGACTGGATGCTTTTTAGTTACAGGTTCAGGTGCAAGTTCAACCCAAAGCAATACTGGCGGTACTCTATACAGTGCAGGTGCATTTGCAACGGCTAAGACCACAACAGCTGGCGATACTGTATCAGTAACTTATAGCACAACCGCTACTTCTTAAGGAGTCCTAGATGGCTCTAGTATTGCTTGACCGGGTTCAACAGACTGGTACTGCAAACACGACCGTTAGTTTTACGCTTTCTGGTTCTGTTGTCGGGTATCAGTCTTTCTCTGCTATTGGAAATGGCAATACAACTTATTACGCAGCTACAGATGCTTCTGGAAACTGGGAAGCAGGTATTGGCACTTACTCAACTACAGGTCCAACGTTAACTCGTACAACAATCCTATCTTCTAGTAACTCTGGTTCTGCGGTTACATTTAGTGGCACTGTTAACGTATTTGTTACATACCCTGCTAGCAAATCTGTAAACCTTGATGCGTCAAGCAATGTCAGTGCTTTAGGCACCGTTGCTTCTGGTACATGGCAAGGTACTACTGTTGGTGTTGCTTATGGTGGTACAGGCGTAACTACATCGTCTGGCGCTAACTCGGTAATGTTGCGAGATGCCAATCAAAACGTTGCAATCAATAGATTAAACCAAGGCACCACTACAGTTACAGCGGCTGGCGGTACAACTACACTAACAGTGGCTTCTACATTTAGCTGGGTGTTAAACGGCACGGGCGGACAAACTTTTAGATTACCTGATGCAACCACACTAACCGCTACAACAGCCTTTGAATTTAATAATAACGCTACTGGCACTTTAACTATTGTTGATAACGCTTCTGGTGCTGTTGGTACCGTTGCTCCGGGTGGCGCTGCGTCTATTTCTTTGCTAACTAATAGTACCGTAGCTGGTTTGTGGGACGTTCATGCTTATATTCCTGAGAGCGTTACTTGGGGTACAAATGCTTTAGCACTAGGTTCTACTGTTATTTCTGGTGGTACTTGGCAGGGCGGCACAATCCAGCCCGGATACGGTGGTACAGGATTAACTACATTTACAGCAACTAATAATGCTCTTTACTCAACTGGAGCTACGACTTTAACTGCGGGTACTTTGCCGGTTGCTGCTGGTGTTACTGGAAACACAACTTTAACTTCAAACGTCTTAGTTTTTGTTAACGGAACTTATTCAGCCGTT